CCCAGGTTGAAGAACCAGTCGGAAAACCAGCTCCAAGGTTGCAGGTTCCAGAGGACCTCAGGAGTAATCCTGATGCCCAGCAGATGTTCTGCATCTGCCGCGTACAGCATCAACTTCGAACGGCTGTCAGTTGCCGTAGGAAGATAATAGCTGTAGACACCCTCGAACCAATACCTCCGAGAAGTAACCTTCTCGAGGGTAACGCGACCTTGCGAGGTCTTGTACACAGGACTTGCTAAAACAGGGTCCGGGGTTGCCAAACCCAGGTCCTGTACCTGTGTACTAGTCTCGACAGGGAAGGAGTACTTACGGCCAATAGGCTGACCGCTCCGTTTCTCGTACTCTTGTAGCAGCTTCTCAGCTTTTACAATTGTACGGCTAATCCCGAGAATGTCGGAAACCAATGGTTTCCAGCCAAACTCGACGTTCAGGTAATCTGATCCGGCGCCCTTAAGGCGCCCCTTCAGACCCTGACCGCGACGGAGAGTCGAAGAAATTAAGGACGGCAAGCCGTCCGCCTTCAACTCCCCGAGGAAATTAGCAACGGACACGACCGGGACAGTCGGCGCCGTTCTGGCGATTGCGGTGGCTCCTTGACTATAGCAGAGATCTAACTCTGTCTTGTAGTCAAGGATATCCGGCCACAACGCGCTGTTCCAAGGCAAATGCATCGTCTTGGCAAACAGCGGCCCGTTGTACTGGTAGGACGTAATACCGGGGGGCTTCGTGTTGAATCTCACTTGTGGTGAGACCAACCCGGAGCTCCTCTTTGTGGTATAAAAGTCCCCACCAATGTCCAGGTTCCTGAGTTGATTATATGAGGTTATCATTGATCCATTTCCGTGAGCCATCATGCGCTCATAGTCGTGGATCAACTTCCTCACAATGTTAAACTCAGGATGCTCCTCCGAGACAGTATACTGTCTCCCCTCCGCCTCGTAGGAAAGCTTCTCGAACGCCGGATCATTGGATTTACCAGTGAACGGGTCCGTGATAACTTCCCTATACGTCGCCTTTCCTGAGTAGTAACTCAGGACGCGCGACTTCGTGACGGCGGCCATGTGAGCTCCCATAGGGGTCGAAAGCTGGTGTCTTATGACACCAGCAGTGTACGTGGGGATAACCACGTAGCGCGTTAGCACCGGGGCCCGTCA